CTGTGAGGCTCTTAGGCAGCTTTGATAAGGCACCCAAGGCAATTACCTTAATACGCTCTGAAATGCCGTTAGTGCCCGCATCAGAGACCGTTACATCGATGTCAGAGACGAAGCCACCAAAGATGTTTACAAATGTGCCAGATGAATCTTTGACCTTGATTGATACCTGGTCATTGATGTCGATGGCAATAGGTGACTGGTCAAGATTGATAATCTCAACATTGCAGTAACCAGCGTAAGGCTGAGAATAAATGTCAGTACGACCTGATGTAATAGTGAGGTTGGCAAGTGTCAGATTAGTGACATTACCTGCCCCATTAATCGATACAGCCCACTCAGGAGTCCATTGGCTCATACTGTCTGAAACGCTCCAGATCCTCCGCCACCACCGCGAGCATTTGAATCGTTAATGATTTCAACAATCTGACGGGCTACGCCTTCTTTGTCCAAGGCACCGCTTACATTGATGTTATAAGTATCTCCAGATGATGCAGCTTCTGCTGCTCTAAATGCGCCAGCGTTAAATGAACCAACAGCGCTACTGGCAACTACAGCAGAAGATGCAGCTTTACTTACTGAACTAGATCCGCCAGATGTTGTACCAGTAGATCCGCTTGGCGCTGAAATCTTAGGAGCAGTATAGGTTGGAGTGGTTACCTTCGGTGCTGAAACTGTTGGAGTCGTAAATGAAGGCTTAGAGATGGTTGGGATGTTAGGCAAGATTGGGATTGCGTTGTAAGCCTTGATAAGGGCATTAATGCCATCGATGGCACCTGAGACCAGATTACGAATTACATTGATAACACCGCCAACGATGTCTACGACACCACCAGCAATTCTTGCAACAAAGGAGATTGCTCCAGCTAAAGCAACCGTAAATACTGGCACAATAAAATCAACTATAAATGCACCAAGTGCCTGGAAAGAATCTTTGTTGCGTTCGATGGCATCTCTAAGTGGATCAAAGATTTTAATAAACTTCTGGAAGTCTGGAATAACCTTATTGACGATAAGATCAATGAACTTCTGGATGATAGGCAAAAGGTTGTAGCCGATAGTTTCAACGCCTTCATCAAAGGCTACCTTTAGGCGATCCATCCGACCCTGGAAGGTCTCAGCGTTCTTAGCAGCTGCGCCACCAAAGAGATCGGTTAGTTTAGATTGAACATCAGTAAAGGACATTGCCTTTAATTCAGCAGCAGATAATCCGATACCCAACTTGCCAAGAGCTGCCGTGTTGCCGTCGTAAGCCTTGCCCAAAGCATTGGCTACGCCTTCAAGTGGCTTGCCTGTCTGTGTCGAAATGTCAAGAGCCAAAGATAGTAGATCCTGAGCCTTTGATACATTGCCAGTTGATAAAGCCAAGCGCGCAAGGGCTGGACGCAGACTGTCATCTGCAACACCAGTAGCGCGAGCCATCTTGTCGATGGAATCTTCAGTCGCTGCAATCTGGGCTTTGGTTGCGTTTGTTGCGTTTTCTAATGCTGAGGCTAATTTAACCTGGCTTTGTTCATCGGCTAGTGCAGCCTTAACGCCATCAACGCCAATCTTAATTGCATAGGTTGCAGCAGCAGCGGCAGCAGCTGCAAAGGCAGCCCCGGCTACTTTGCCAAACTTCTCTAACTTGCCAGCAGATGTTTCTACATCGTTATTGGCTGCTTTTAACTTTTTATTGAGATCATCTACATCAGCAAGAATCGAGAGTTTAAGGGTTCTGTTACCTGCCATTAATCCCACTCCTTAAGTATCTTGCTAAATGCTTCTTCCCACCTTTGTACCAACTGAGGCTGAATCTGACGCAAAGTCGGATAGATGAAATAGCCTGAGTTGCCTCTGCCTTTGTTCGGTGTTCGGTTTGGGAATTGCTTAAAGCGATTAGAACCAAACTCCATACCGTAAAGTAAATCTAAAGTTGAACCACCACCGCTAAATTTCTGACGAGCAAAGCCATAACTAAACTCACCGATCTTGGAAGTCTTGCTTACCTTAACTCCATCAGCAATACGGCGAGCAGCAGTACCTGAAACCGTGCGAGACGCTGCTGCGATCTTAATCTGTCCAGCAGCATACTCAGCAAGATTAGAACTTTCCTTTTTGGCAGCTTCAACGGCTTCATCTGACATACCTTTGAAAGCTCTGGTAATACCGCGTAGATCTGATTTGTCATAAGCGATCTTGACTTCATCTGCCATCCGATCGCTCCTTCAGTATTTCTATCGCCGTTAAAATGTCGTCCGCGTCCTCCCAGTATTGCATCGGTATCCCCGTCTCTATTGCTAGATTAACGAGGATCCGCCTTATGCTTCCTGGTTGGTGGCTTTTGGGCTATCGTCTCCGACTGTTACATCTGCAACTGTCTCAGACCAGATTTCGTAAGACTTAACAGGCTTGCCTGCGCTCTCACGCTTGTAAGCGTTGTAAGCCAAAAACATTAAGTCCCAGATTCCGATCTTGTCGTTTGCCTGAGAAATCGTGTTGCCTGTTGCCTTCTCCCACTTTGCCCACTCAGGAGGCTGAGCTGTGTAAGTTGCTTCGTCGCCTGAGTTGTATGTAATTGTGATTGGTAGTTTCATCTTTGCTCCCGTTTGTTAGATTTTAACTAAATGTGTCTGCTGGTGTTCCAACGACTGTAAGTGCCCAAGTATCTGTCTGTGCTCCTGGAGCAGCTCCACCGATTGTTGGAAATACTGGTAGAACATTGCAAGCAAATACTGCGCCTGTTGCAGCTGTTAGAGATACTGCGAGAGTTGTGTTTGGTGCTGTATCAGCAGCCGTCCACATTGCTTCGAATAGTGATGATGCAACACCCCAGTCGGCAAGTAGCTCTACATTGAGAGTCCATTGGTCATCTGTGTGTTTGTAAGCTTTTCCATCGAGTGTCTGAAAAACATCAATGGTTGGTGAGTTTACGAGTGTCACGCTAGTTGTCTGAGCATCGTAATTTACTGTTGCGATGGTTAGAACGAGGTCGCGACCCGTAATGACTGTTGTTGGCATTATTGGTTCTCCTTATGCTGTCTGCGTATACCAGGTGGATACGCGTATGTCCGCGACTAGCAAGTTACTAGCGCCTACTTGTGTGACTGTTGGTCGATCAACCACCTGGACTTCGTATCCATTTGGTATAACCGCCACAACACTTGTTATTAGCTGCTCGATGTTATCAAGCGATGCTGGGTTGCTATTGTAAGCAACGCAGCAAGTAATCGTGTAATTTAATTTGCATCGAAAGGTGCTTTTGCCAATAGTCTCAAACTCCATGTATGGAGAATCCGGAACTACGACTACGGCAGGGACTGGGACTTGCTCTGGAACATAACTAAAGATGTTAGCCGATACTCCAGCAAGGGCTGTAGCAAGAGGAGTACGAACAGCTGAAAGAATAGTGCTCGGCATTACTGAGCCATAGTTTCAACATCGATGTAAGGTCCAAGCAAACCGACTACGCGATTAAACAAGCTGCGACCCATACGGTAAGGGCTTGGAGTAAAGTCCACGCCTTCAATCTGTCCGCCTGGAGCAGTACGAGATTGGAATACTTCAACTGAAACTACGATGATTGCGGATTCGACCGCAGCAACGCCGACATATGTTGTAGCGCCTGTAAGTGTTGCGGATCCGCTAGGAATAACATTTCGCTCGATAACATCGGCATTAGTGATGTTTGCTGTAAATGTGTACGCATCTGGATCAGCATTAACTGTTCTAGTGCCGTTAAATGGAGATCCGCATCCTGCGATAACGACTGATTGTCCTTCGGTAAACTCATGAATTCCTACTGTCGTAAAGGTTGCGACATTGTCTGTCAGCGAAACCTTAGCTACTGGTGCAGCAAATGTTGTAAGCAAAGGCAAAATTACAGCCTCGCTAGTATCAATTATTTCATTTAAATAACTGTCGCTGTATAAAGCTGATGAAACGCCAAGTACACTTCTCAACTCTGTTGCTGTGATAATACTTGGCATTTCATCCTCTCTAAACTGCTGGGGGAGCGATCGGGAGCAACCGCCCCCCCATGATTAAGTGATTAGGCTACATTTAGCTTACGGAACGCAGCTGGGTAACGGTTTACTACGCAAACATATGCGTATAGACCGATTTCTACCTGACCGTTTGCTACGACATTAGCGCGTAATTCGATCTTGTTGCTTTCGTGGAAGCGCATTGCGTTTGATGGGTAAACCAAAGCGTGCTTTGCGTTTGCATCGTCGCCTGTGTAGTTAGCATCAACAACAAGTCCTAGACCTGCTACTGAGCCCGCTGTCGATCCTTGTGAGATCAAGCCATTAGCGTTTGATGGAGCTGCTGCTGCGTATAGTGGACGACCTGAGCCATCAACTGCACCAAGCAAGCCAGCAAAATCGATACCATCTTCGCCACCTGTGTTTGCAACAAGTAGACGGTTTGGTGTTGAGCGCATTACGCCAAATGAATCAGCAATACCCTTGGCGATTGAGCCGTAGATTGTTGCTGCTGATGACTGTGTTGCGTTCTGTGCTGCAATCTGAGCTGCGTATGCATCTGTCTTGATTGCGTAGGATTCAGCCAACTCGCGCAAATACAAGTCTAAAAATCCGGGATCTGATCGATCTAGGAGTTCGACATCGATGATGCCAGCGCCTGCAAACTTAACAACTGTATCTTCTTGAAAAGTTACTGTTGTGTCTGATGATGAGAATTCTGCGCCTTCTGCTGTTACTGCAACAGTAGCCTTTGTTCCCAACTTAGGTGTGAATACCTTCATGCCTGATGCTGGAAGTGCTGCGCGCTCGATTGAATCGATAAATGGACGGGAGTTATCAATTACGCCGATAACATCCTTTAGGTAGTTAGGTGGAACCATACCTGTGTTCTCAGCAACTGTTGCAACTTGTAGAGCAGCAACTAGATCGCGTGCATCTGCGTCACCGCGTGATGCTTGGATTTGTGCCATTGCAAACTGACCTGCTGTTACATCTAGATTTACGCGTGGATTTGTGTAAAAGACTGGACGAGTTGTCGCAGCTGTTACTTCTGACTTTGCAGCTTCAACCGCTTCGGTTGATACTGCCTCTGAAACGGTTTCTGACACTAGGTCATCTCCTTCGGTCTTAGGTTCCTCAATTTGAGGTTCCGGGGTTGATTCGCTTGCAGCTGTGCCTTGTGTTTCGGCTGCTGCAACCTTTTCCACTTCCGCTCCTGGGATTGCTCCTTCAGTTACGAGTGAAACTTCGATTAGTTTTGATGCGCTAATAGCCATAACGCCATCCTTGTTATCCCAAGCATCTACTTTAACGCCAACGCTAAAATCAGAACGCAAACCAGTTGCTGCCTCTTCTAGTGCGTCATTTCCAGCAGTTGTTTTTGCGATCTTAAATGATGCAGTAATACCTGTTTCATCTTGTGACCACTCCATCAATTTGCCGATTGGCTTTGTCATTTCATGTTCTAAAACTAGTTTAGTATTTTTGTTAAAAGTGATTGAGTTAGGCAAGAAAACAGTTTGACCTGCTGATGTGTTACCAACTGAATCCCATTGAACGATGCGACCTGCAATAATGCGTGATTCTGCATCGCTTGCTGTAAGTGTTACTGGCATTGTTATTTTCATGATAACAAGTCCTCCTGTTTTCTGATTTCATCAACGCTCATCGCGCCAATTCTGTTTAGGATCTCGTAAACCTGCGCACGCTCTAAAGGATTACCGCGCAGGAAGTCGTCTAACGCATAACGCACTTCGTTACCTTGCCCGACAAAATCCGGCATAGATAAACGCTGTTCAATAGCAGTCAAAATTGGACGCAATGAGAAATCAACAAGTGAACGACGCTCTGAGATCGCGTTCGAGTAAGTCATGGATGTTGTTTCAGCTGATGCAAAGTAAGCAGGTAATCCAGCAGCTCTACACAATTCTAAAGCGACATATTGACGCGCTTCGTTAAGTTGTAGTTTGTTTGGATCAATTCCCATAGCCTGCAATTCGACATCGGCGTTCAGAAATGCTGTGCTCCGAGTGCTGCGGGCTACGCGCCAGGCTTCAAGCAATTTGCCAATACGCTCGCTAGTAAGGTTAGTTCCGTTTGACTTTAAAACCATCATTGGTACGGGTTCTTTAGCAAATGCTTCTGATGCGTTTTCTAATGCGACCGCAGCTCTAATTGTGCGACCAGCACGAGATAAGAAACCTTCATCTAAACCATTGAATACAACAAGTGAACGAATACCAGATGAAGGAACCGCAGTTCCATTTACTGAGTAACCGATGATTTCTGTGTTGTCGTAATTTGTTGTATAAGTAACTCGATCAGGTGAAACGCGTGTCCACTCTTGGATGCGTCCATCTGCATACATTGATAGCACTTGTCCATACGCCACGCCGTGAAATAGTAAATCCTCAGCAATATATGAATAGATAGATGATCCGGGAACGCGTGAATCAGGTTGGTTAATTACGCGGTTGGGTTCAACTCGTACCCCGGAAGATTTAATGCGTTGCTCTAATGGCAAAGATGCAACAGTCGAGCAAATGATGTTGCGCGCTCTTGCGATAGTTGGAACTGCCATTGCTTGTTGGCGATTAGCAGTCGCTAAAGGATAAAACAAACTTTGAATTGAGTTATTGAAAGGTGCAGGAGTTGCAGCTGCGTCTACCGTGAGTCCTACCGGTTCAGGAGCTTTTGCGAAGAAATCTCTGAGTGCCATTAGCATAAAATTATACCATAATCAACCCAGCACGATGTCTACTTCCGAGTCTGGTCGTGTTGCAAAGTGGGAAACCATTGCCATGCCAACTGTGGCGCAGATTGTGGCACCAGATGCTTTACGCCCTAAATACCAGCCTCCATCTTTGAAAGGCAATTTAACGGCAGATAGGACTTGCTTGTTTAACTCAGCTTGATTGGTGTGAACCAAACGCTGGGAGGTAATAGCCGACAACATTTCATCGCAAGCCTGCCCGTAAATGGCTCCATCGATCGCAGTTGTTGGAATACCTGCCGGGATTAATCGAGAAGCAACTGCACCAGCCGTTTGGCGACTATAAGCGACCGTCTCCACGCTGTAACGCTTCGTCCAGACAGCGATACTGTTCGCAAGGTCTTTATCGTCAATCGATACTGGATTCGAATAGGTCTCCAGTAACACTACGCAGAACTTGTCCCCACTAAGTCGCTGCGCAGCGACTAATGCAGCTGCTTTTCGATCCGGGCTAAGATCAATAGCCATCCAAGTTGGTTGCTCCCGATCCAAAGCGAGCGTACCTTCATGCGCACACTCTGTCCAACTTGACGGATTGATGGCTGGGTTGATCTGGCTTACCCATTGGCACAGCATCTCTGTACGGATGATGGATTCATCGTCAGACATTGCTGCTTTAAGATTATCGATGTGAATTGTGTAGCCTAAAGATGGGTTAGCAGCTTGCCAACCTTTCATGTCATCGATTGCGCACCCTGGCTCAGCACTCCACTCAAACCAACCAATCGGATCATCGGAACCAGCAGCAGCTGCTAAGCCGCGTTCACGCATACGATTCAAGATGACACTATGTTGGTCTCCCGCGTTCGAGTACATAATTGCCATGGGATTTTTAGAACTCATCTGAGTAAATCTAAGTGATGCCCAAACTTCGTCGTCCTTGTATTCACGGACTTCATCGAGATGAATTACATCCGGGGCTGCAATTCCGCGAGATGCCGAGTTGTTGGCTCTTACCAGGTATCGAGTGCCATCATTGAGTTTAATCTCTTGGCTTCCCTTAGTTTCGTACTTCTTTACAAAGCGAGTCACAAGTTGTTCATTGGCTTGGATGATTTCATCGATCTTCCAAAAGATTTCAGATGATGTAGTTAGTTTGTGAGCTGTGTGGATCTGTAAACGCTCACCCCAAAGGAACATACCTGCCAGAATACGAAGCATCATGAAGGTACTTTTGCCATTTTGCCTGCTAAGAATCACCCCTATTTCGGAGTGGTACCAACGCCCATCAGCCTTGACGCGGTGCATTTCCATAGCCAAAAGTTTCTGCCAGGGAAGCAGTTTGAAGTGCTCACCAGTCGCTGGATCAACCAAAGTCTCTACAAAGTCAATCATTTCTTGCCCGCGAGACGGTAAATCGACCGCTTTTGACCTAATACGGGGTTCTGTCGCCCCTAGGTAAGCCGTAGGAGCCTGTTCTAAGCCGTTTTGAGGGTTTGTAGTCATAGTTAGTCGGTTGTCTCCTGATAGTGGCTTATTGAGCCGTTTTTGGGGGCAAAAGATCCAA